GTGATCGGCACCATCCTGCACTACGACGGCCTGCTGGCCAAGCTGCTGGATCCGGAGAAATTCAAGAAGTTCATCAAACGGCGCTACGAGGCGGTTGACCAGGAGTGGCGTCCGGAGACGGTGCTTTGGCCGGCGAAGTGGGACATCGAGAGCCTGCATGAGAAGGAAGAAGTTATCGGCTCGGTGATGTTTAATCAGGAGTTCCGCAACCTGCCCATCTCTGAATCGACACAGGTCTTCAAGGAAGAGTGGATCACGCGCCACGCCTTCCGCCGCGAGGAGCTGGTTGGGAAGGCGACGGTCAAGATCAGCTATAACGACCCGGCCATCAGCCAGAAGTCTACGGCTGACTTCTTTGCCAGCGTCACCATCGACATTGACGCCCAGGGTTTTATCTATGTGACGCGGGCCGAGCAGGACCGGATGCCCTTCACCAAACAGGTGGAGTTCATCCTGCGCCGCGCCGACGAAGAACAGCCGATGGTGATCGGCATCGAGGACCAGGCGTACCAGACGGCGCTGAAGCAGGCAATCGAGGATGCGTCGCGCACGAGCGGCCGCTATCTGAATGTCGTCGGCGTGCCTCACCTGACTGATAAGTTTCTACGCATCTCCACCATGAGCCCGCTGGTGGAGAACGGCACCCTCCGCTTATGCCTGGACGGAACACAGAAGACGCTGATTTCGCAGCTCCTGTTCCTGGGCAAGATCAAGGACGATTTGGCCGACGCGCTGGAAGGCGCTGTGGAGTTGGCCAGGCGTTTCAACTTTCAGGCCGCAATCGCCAGCAGCAACGTGCAGGTGGGCGGACGTGAACAGACTTTTGGCCGCGAGGACGTGCTGGCCGGCAACCGCGGCGGCGGAGACTTTGTGCGCCGCGACAGGAGATCCAGATGGGCTTGATTCCGGGACGAATTAAATCGCTCTTCACGCGCAGGCCTACCTCGGAGCGCAACAGCCTCACCATGCTCAACCTTGACGAGGCGCATCGCTGGGACGCGGCGCGCACGGATGCGGACGAGACCGCCGTGCGCCAGGCCATCGCGAAAACCGGCATGACCAATGTGGCGGAGAGCGATATTCCCATGCTGACCGCAGCGTTCAAGATGCTCGGGACGGGCAAGCTCTCAGAAGATCAGCGACTAGCGGCCGAGGCCGTTGCGCCGCAACTATTCACCTTGACAACGGGTGACGGCGAAGACCCAGGCTTCCGGCGCATTACGTCGCTGGCCACCCTCCGCGATCTGAATCCGCTGATGCATGACCGCATGTTGCAGGTTTGCTACTTCCTCGCGGTCACGACTCCCTTCGGAAAGCGGATCGTGGAGATCCTCACCGATTACACCCTGGGCAAAGGGGTGCGCGTCACTGCCAAGGATCCACGCGTGCAGGAGGTAATAGACGACTTTTGGAACGACGAAATAAACGACATGGACGCCAACTGCGAGGCCTGGTCAGACGAGAAGACAATCTTCGGCGAGTTGTGTATTCCTGTGGCCGTTAATCCTGTCAGTGGCAAAGTGCGCCTGGGCTATATCGACCCCATGAACATTGACACCGTCCAGTTTGCCGAGATGGCTACGGCAGACGGAACGGCCAGCATTAACGTGCCCTATGCGGTAAGGCTGCGGCGCGAGGTGGGCGAGATCCTGCAGAAGCCGATGCTGATCGTCAGGCGCATCGACGATCCGAACGATGAAAACTACGGCCGCTTGAATGGGGAGTGCTTCTACTGGACTCTTAACAAGGTCAAGTCCGCCAGCCGTGGATTCAGTGAACTGTTTGCCCTGGCAGACTGGATAGATCTCTTCGACCAGATGATCTTCGACTTCGGCGACAAGGTCCGCTTTCTGAACTCGTTTGTGTGGCACTACACGCTCCAGGGCGCCGACGGCAAGAAGGTTGCCGATTTTAAAGACAAGCTCACCAAGGATCCGCCGAAGCAGGGCGGTGTCCAGGTGACCAACGAGCAAGTGAAGATTGAGGCACAGACGCCGGACTTCAAAGGCCAGGACATGGCCGGCGGCAGCTCCATGGTCAAGAAGTACGGCCTCGGCGGCGCGGGCATTCCTCCAACCCTGATGGGCGATGGCGACGACGCGAACCGGGCCTCGGCGCTGGAGATGAACGCGCCTTTCACGAAGAAAATTCAGAAGCGGCAGAATTTGCTCTCGCGCTGCATCAAGGCTGTTCTGAACTTCGTGCTCGATTGCGCGCAGCGCGCCGGCGTGCTTCCGGAAAACATCGACCTCAGCTTCACGATCGAGTTCCCGGAGATTGCCGTTAAGGATCTCGAAAAAGGCGCGCAAACTTTGGTGGGTGCCGCTACAGCTCTGCAGACAGGGCAGGATCAAGGATGGGTCACCACACAGACGGCGGCCCGCGCCTTTCACACGTTGCTCTCGGAGATCGGCGTGCAGATCGACGACAGCCAAGAAGAATACCAGGCAGCGCAAGCCGAGAAGGCGGACCGCGCTGCAAAGGCTCAGGATCTGTTCTTTCCGCAGTCGGCCCTGGGCGCGGCCTTGAAGGCGTTGAAGACGCCGGCGCCGAACGCGGCCGAGGAAGCCGGCAAAGGTCCAGATGACGATCTGCTGGATGCGGACGAAGCAAGGACGAGGGTGAACTGATGGCTGAAACGCGCAGTTCAACCGATGTCCTGATTCAAGCGCTGGAGGAATTCGGCAAGAGTGAAGCAAAAGCTGTCGTTGTCATTTTCACGGATGAAGCAAACGAAATCGTGATCATGTCGAACGCATCGAGATCGCAAGGGATTGGGCTCTGCGAATACGGCAAGCAAAGTATCATTCACCGGATTTTTAAGGACTGAAGTTTATGGCTGACTCCCGCGCACAGGCTTACGCTCAGCAGCTCGACTTGCTCACGAAGCAGGCGGAGGCGCTCACGCCAGAGGCGCGGCTGCGCATCCTGAAGCTGCTGGACCAGGCCAACCGCGAGATCCTGGTCGACGTGGCGCGCAGCCAGCCGTCGAGCTATAACGCCGCCCGGCTGCAGGCACTGAAGGCGCAGATCGATCGCGTGATGGCGGAGTTTGCCAGCCAGGCCGGCAGTCAGGTCAGCGAACTGGAGCAGAAAGCTTTTCTGCAGACAGCCGCGCAGATTGACGCCACGGTGGCGGCGGGCACAGGCACGCTGATGGTGCAGCCGGTTGTGGACCGCGCCCTGTTGCAGGTTGTGCAAGGCTATACGGCTGACCTCATCTCGGGACTCTCGCGCGACGCGAGCGCGAAGATCAACGCAGCGGTCCAGCGCGCAGCATTGGGTGGGCTCAATCTGGAGCAGCTCGTCGCGCAAATAGGTTCGACGCTTGAAGGGGGAACCTTTAGCGGATTGTTCAGCCAGGTGGGCGAGCGGTCTATGTCAATAGCCCTTAACGAAATCAGGCGCCTGCAGTCGGTGGTTTCCATGGCCCGGATAAATGATCTGGCCCCTCATCATCCTGGCTTAGGTAAAGGATGGCGGCATATTCCAGTGGCAAGAGTGCCGCGCATTTCCCATATTCTCGCCAATGGCCAAGTACGCAAGCCTGACGAGCCCTTTCTTGTGGGCGGCGAAGAGCTGCAATTTCCGCGCGACCCCAACGGTTCGGCGGAAAACACAATCGGTTGTTCTTGTCTTCTCTACCCGGCGCTCAGTGCCGATCAACTGAAACCCACCGACCAGGAGCGCGACTTACTCAAGAGCTACGGGCTCTCGGTCTCAACCAAAGCAGCGTGAGGTACTTTCCATGGGCAACACTTCGATCGCAACAGCCAACCTGAGTACGGCTTCGGCCGTCACCACGCCCCCTGCGCCAGCGCACCTGCCCGCAGAGGCCAAACAGCAGTGGATCGACACGTACAACAAGGCGTTCGCGCAAGCCCAGAACGACTATCCAGGGAATGCCCGCGCACAGCGCACAGCGGCGCAGAAGGCCGCGAACGCGCTGCTCGCCGTGACCGCGCCGAAGTCGGCCGCGGACATTGACGCGCTGCCGGCCTGGCAGGTGCTGCTCCGCTCCACGCGCACCGTGGGCGATGTACAGACCCGCTTATGCGTGACTGCGGACGGCCACAAGTACAGCTTCCCCGTTGAGTCCGCGCCGCCCGATCCTCCGGCGAAGGACACCAAGAAGACGACGAAGTAGTAGCAGCTATCCCAACTAACCCCGCTGTTGCCGTTGCCTCCAAAAGGGGCAGCGGCAACAGTGAAAATGAGGCTGAAATGAAGCAACCTATTCGATTCATGCTTACAGCGGAAGCGGACGGCGCCGAGCTTTCGCTCGACGAGCAGCAGTCCCGGCTCAATGAGGCTCTGCGCGAGCAGTTCGGCCTGGGCATGGACGGATGCTCGCGCTTCTATCTTTGCGATACCTTCAACGATTACATCATCGCGCGCGGTCCGGAAGCGAAGCTCTACCGCATCCCGTACACCATGAAGGGTGACGAGGTGGACTTCGGCGACGCCCAGGAAGTGACCACGGCATATGTGCCGGTGGCTGAGGCCTGCGAGTTTATCGCGGCAGAGGGCGACGCGCAGCCGCAGTCAGGCAAATACAAGATTGGCGCGCTCAAGGCCGGTTGGGGCAACGGCGCCATCAACGGCACATCTGCGCCTCACTACTATCCGCCGGCGTTTGTGGCGATTGTTGCCGAGGCGCTGAACGGCAAGCCTTTCGGACGCCGGCATCCCGATCAGCGCGGTCCCGATCCAACGGGCGCCACCGATCCGGACCGTATTGCCGGCTGGCTTGAGGGCGGAGCCTTTGACGGCCAGCGCGCGATCGCGACGGTCAACCTCTTCACAGCCGAGGCTGCGCTCCGCTCCAGGCTGGACGAGGCGCGGGAGAAGCGCACGATCAACAACTTTGCCGTCTCCATGCTGGCATCTGTGGGCTACAAGCCTGGCGTGGTCGAAGGCAAACAGTGCCTGGTGGCGGAGGATCTCGGAACGCTGTACTCCGTGGATCTCTGCGCACGGGCCGGAGCCGGCGGCGAGTTTTTGACCGCCGCGAGCTTTGCGGCCAACGATATTTCAGCGGCGCAACTACGCGCCGTCAACGCAGCAACCACCGCGATTGTTCCCAATCGCCCCAACCGCGGCGGCGCTGCCAGCGCTACCGAAGGAGCATTTCCAATGAAGAAGTCCATTCTTCGACTGCTCGAAGCGCTTCGGCAGAAGAATGCGTCGCGCTGCGCCGAGCTGAGCCTGCAATTTGCCAATACCGCGGAGGCCGATTATCCGGTCTTCATGGAAACAGTGACCACCGCCTTGACCGAAGCGCCAGACGCCGCGGCCGCAGCCGCAGTGGTAACCGCTGAAGCCGCCACCGCACAGCTTGCCGAGGCTCACAAGATCCAGAGCCGCAACCGCATTGAGACCTCGCTTGTCGCATCCAAGCTGCCCAAGCCGGCGCAGGATCTGGCGCGGACTCACCTGGAGTCCGCCCTGGTCGCCGAGGCTGACCTGAAGCAGGAGAAAATCGACGCGGAGATCACCAGCGTGCGCGCCGCGTTCGCCGCATTCAACACCGTTGGCCGTATCCATCCGGCGGTGAATGTTGCGCTGGACAGCGCCGACAAGCTGGCCCTGGCCATGGAAGCGGCCGTGGGCGTCAAGGCGTCGATGACCCAAGGCGTCCCGGCATTCCGCGGGCTGCGCGAGGCCTACCAGACGATCACCGGCGACTGGAACCTTGACCGGCTCCGCGGCGGCGGCGGCGGGTTCACCGGCCATGTGCTGGCGTCGGAAGCCGTGCTGACCGGCGACTTCCCCAACATCCTGCTCAACAGCATGACCAAGCGGCTGCTGCAGGACTGGGCGGAGCTGGCGCTCGACGGCCTGTCGAACCTGTACACGAAGGCATCCATCAGCGATTACAAACTGCAGGATCGCGTGCGTGAAGGATACTTCGGCGAACTGCCGATCGTGAACGAAGGCGCGCCGGGATATACGGAGATTGCTCCGCCTACCGACGAGCTGGTGACCTACCAGGTACAGAAGCGCGGCAACCTGCTCTCGATCTCCGAGGAGACGATCCGCAACGACGACCTGGGCGCGATCGCACGCTTCCCCGGCCGCCTGGCGCGGGCCGGCCGCTGGACGCTGAAGAACTACATCACGTCGTTCTTCGCCAACAACCCGAACTACACCGGAGACTCTGTGGCCTGGTTCAACGCCGGGCATTACAACCTGGGCGCCGTGGCTCTCACGCAGGACGCTCTGATCACGGCCGAGGTTGCGCTGTTGACCCAGACCGAGAAGGACTCCGGTGAACCGCTGGGGCTTCCGCTCGACTGGCTCATGGTGCCCCCGGCGCTGGCCGCCACCGCGCGCCAGATCAACCAGACCAACACCGCCGGGTCGAACGCATTCTTCCAGCGTTTCGGCGTGAACAACGAGCGCATCTACGTCAACGAGAAACTGACCGACGCCAACGACTGGTATTACGGGACGAAGCAGGAAAACGCTCCGTTCCTTGAGATCGGTTTCCTCGACGGCATCGAGAACCCGCAGATCTTCCTGGCCAACCAGCCGACGATCGGCACCCAGTTCACGATGGATGAGCTGCAGTACAAGGTCAAGATGGTGTTCAACGGCGCCATCATCGACTTCCGCGGCGTGGGCAAGAACGTCGTAGCCGGCTAGGGCTTAGCCGGCGCGATTGCCTTACGCACCCGCTGCAGGTGAATGCAGCCACGGCTGCCGGGCCGAAGCAATTCGGTCCGGCATTCCAGTAAACAGGAGCGATTCCCATGCAGGACAGTTTCCGCAGAAGCACCATCACTCTCCCGCTGCCCGCGCCGCTGGCGGCAAGCAACGGCCAGGTCACCATCATCTCGCCACGCCCACAGCGCATTGTGAGCGCACAGCTCTGCCTCAGCGACACCGGGGTAGACACACCACACGCCACGGCGTTGGCCACCGCACAGGCCACGCTCACCGCTGACACGGCCGCCGCTGCGATCGCGGATGCGGCGTATACGGCAAACCCTGCCGGCGTAGGCTTGCTGGCGGCAAAGACGGCTGCAGACGCCCTGGTCGTGACTGACCAGGCGGCGGTTGTGGCCGCACAGGCCGCTATCACCTCAACCGTGGCGGTCGTGAACGTGAACGGTACGGCGATTACCAACACGGGCGCGCTTTCAATCAAAGCCGCAGCGGCCGGCAAATCCGTGAGCACAACCATCACCAAGGGGTCCAACCAGTACCCTGGCGGCGCCCGGCTGAACGCCGGCGACGTGGTGACCGTTGACCTGGCCAGCGTGCCGGCGACGACCGTGCCCAAGGCCGGATTTGTGTTGCTGGACATCGTTGAGGTGGACGTCTAACAACAGCCTTCAGCTTCTAGCTTCTAGCTCTCAGCTAGAGGCTAGAGGCTAGGAGCTTGGAGCTGCACCTTTGCCTTTCCCTTACGCCATAGCGGACTTCGCCAACGAGATTCCGAACGTCCTTTCGGATGACGCCAATCGGCTTGGCGGCCCTACCGGGACTATCTTCCCGGCGCTGGTGGCGCGCGCAATCATCCAGCGTTATTCGGCGGATTCGCCGCTGTGGATCGTAAGCGACATCGAGGGGAACAGCACCAACTACATTCCGCTGCCGGTTGCCCCAGGCGAGGGCGACGATCTGCCGGTCTTCGAGCCGAACTTCTCAGTGATCTCACAGATTGAGTTCCCTATCGGCCAGCAGCCGCCGCAGCTCATTCTCGACTCGGACTTCCGCATCTATCGCGCGCCCGGACAGCCGACGAAGATCCTCATCAACTTCGACACTCCGGAGCCGGGTGACTCTCTGCGCTGCACCTGGTCCGCCCGTCACCTGGCCGATGGATCCACGGTGCCGGATAAGGACTTCTACGCGGTGGTTGACTTTGCCGCGAGCCTGGGCGCGGAGCGGCTTGCCAGCTTCTATGTAGGCACGGGCGACTCGACCCTGCAGGCCGACGTGGTGCAGTACCGCTCGAAGTCGGCAGAGATGCTGTCCGTGGCCAAGGCGCTGCGCAAGCGCTATTACAACCATATGGGCATCGAAGAAGGCGCAACCGAAGCTGATACCGGCCCGGCCTTCGCAATCGGCAACCAATATCTGGAGCAAAACTCCGGAGTGGACCGCATGGTCCACAACAAGTATTCGAGGTAACCGATGGCCTGGAGCGCGCAAATCCGCGGAGAAGAGAATCTGGCGCCCGAGATGCGCGCGGCCTACGAGGCCGGCGTGCAAGCGGGCCTGGAGGCTCTGGGCGTGAAAGGCGCGGAGATGGTGCAGGAGAACATCGCCACGCCCTATAACGGTCTTCCGCCTGCGGTCTGCTTCGGCAACCTGGCCAGTTCCGTCGCCTCAGAGTTTGTGCGCGATGCTTCGATGGCAACCGAGATAGTCGGCGTCAGTCCCAATGTTGGCGCAAATGTGTACGCGGCGCCTGTTGAAACCGGCGCGCGCCCGCACTTCCCGCCGGCGTCGGCGCTTGTGCCGTGGGTGCAGAAGAAGTTTGGCATCGACGATGAAAAGCAGGCCCTGGGCGTGGCCTTTGCTATCAGCAAGAAGATGAGCCAGCGGGGCACGCAAGGGCACTTTATGTTTGCCCGCGCGCTGGATTCGCTGGAACCGATGGCCGCGCCGGTGCTTGAACATGAGCTGGCGCTTGCTTTCACGGCGCATGGATTCACGGGGACAATGGCATGAGCGCATCCGCCGCAATCACCGCTGTCTCAAACCTGCTGAAGACTGTTGCGGGTGTAGGGCCTAACGTCTACTCGATGATCCGCTTCTCGAATGACGATGCACTGTTCAAGACGCTCTTTGTGGACGCAACTACGGACCCGGCAGAGCCGATCGTGCGCACCTGGATGGTGAGCCGCGAAGCGAGTCCCGCCCTGGACCAGGCGATGCAGGCATGGAAGGCGACGCACAACATCGTCATCACCGGCTTCATGAGTTTTCAGGACGGTGTATCGGAGCCCGTGTGGCAGGCACAGATCGACGCTATCACCGCAACCTTTGGCGCATTTGCAGACCGCCATCTCGGCGGCTTTGACTGGTCGGGGCCGCCAACGGTTGAGGGCGTGAAACTGGTTTTTTTTGGCAATGTGCTTTGCCACACGGCGCGCATCATTCACCCGGTTCAGGAATTTCCGCTCAATTGAGCGACGCTCTCACGAGCAGAAGGAGCAACCATGGCAACGACGTTCACCACCCAGAGGTCGATCGCCCGCAATATCGTGCTGAGCGCCAACGCTCAGGAAACGTGGGGCGAGGCACTCGCCGATGCCGCGTTCACCTACCGCGCGCGGCCTGAGACATCAGGCTTCGCCAAACAGACGTACGAGAAGGAAACCGACTATCAGTACGCCGGCAAGGGCAGCTCCATGGCCACGGAGAGCCGCCTGATTACCGAGCAATCGTCCCTGGACCTGAACACGCGCCTTGACGACTTCCTGGCCGGATGGATGTTTGCCTTTTGCCTGGGAACGGAAGTCTTCACCGCCGGCGCAGTGGGACCGCCGCAACTGCCGAATACCCACGTCTTCACCTGGAAGGATACGGGCGATCCTGCCACGGCGACCAACGCCTACATCGAGGACACGGCCGGCCTGAAGCGGAAGTGGAGCGACCTCTGCCTTTCGCAGTTGGTGCTCTCCGGCGCCGACAAGGGCTCCATCATGGCAAAGGCAACCTTACTGGGCACCGGTGTCGTGATCGACGCGACGATCGCGGATCTGCCTGCGCTGCCCACCGCGCAGTACCTCTACGGCTCCGACTCCATCGTGTCGATCGGGCCGGTTGGCGCTCCGGTTTCGCTCTCGCCACGCGTGCTGAGCTGGGAAGCCACCTTCGATCACCAGCTCGAACTCTTCCGCGCGGTGGGCTGCGGCACCAAGCCATACTTCGTGCGCCTGGGCAATCCACTGAACAAGCTGAAGCTGGTGATCGCGGCCGATGGCACTGCGGACGTGCGCACCTGGATGATCAACCAGACGCCGCTGGAAGTGAAGATTGCGGGACAGTCCGGAGCGGCAAGCCTGCTGATCGACTATCCCAACGTCATTCTGCCGAACGCGGACCTGGGCGAACAGGATAAGTACGTCGCTTACACGGTGCAGCTCGATCAGAACTCGATTCTGCAGCCGGCGGGCGGCGGCGAGTCTGTCACCGTCACCGTGAAGAACACGGATGAGGCCTACCTGACTGCGGCCTAGCGAGTGGCTTTTCTCCAAGGGGCGCGGTGGACAGGCGCGCCCCTCTTTTTGAACCGCTGAACCTTGGAGGGCACGATGAAGAAAAAGACTGAAGAAGTTGAGAATGAAAAGGCGATGCTGCCGCTGGACATGCCGCGCTCCATCACGCTGAAGAGCGGCAAGCATACATTTACCTATCACCTGCGCCGGGTGACCTGCGCCGACTGGCTCAGCTACTTCCAGGGCATTGTCAACCAGACCCTGCAGGTGAATGGACAGCGCGAGCAGGTTTTTGAATCCGATTCGGCGCTGCTGGAGCTGGTGGACAGCGTTCTTACGGACGTGGAAGGTTACGGCGACATCGGCGCTATGAAGGAGTGGCGCGTGGCTGTGCCTCTCAAGTACCGCATGGCCGTGGGTATCGCGCTGCTCAGCGTGGGCGTATCCAAAGCCAAGGACATCACGCCCAGCCTCTGCGACCTGGTGGAAGTGACTCTGGATGCGACCTGGGCGGTCGGCGGCAAAACGCTCTTCTTCTCCGGCCTGGTGCACCGTTTCCGGCAGCCATCGATTGCCGATCTGAAACGCTTCAATTTTGAGGCCTCGCGGGTGAAGGTGACGGGATCGGCGAAGGACGGCATCACCGTTTATCCGCCTCACCAGGCAATCGCCATGAAGATCTACGACGATCTGATTGAGAGCGTGGACGGCTACTCGGTGCATGGAAAGCCGCTGGAAGGCGTGGACGAGATCAAGCGGGAGATGGATGGCGCACACAAGGCCAAGGCGGCGCTTGAACTCTTTCGCGGCGAAGAAGACGTCACCATCGAATGAACGCCGAGCTGCTGCGCCGCGCGGCCGCCGAGTACTTCAATGAAGGCTTCGTCTATGCAGAGATTCACCGCATCCTCGAAAACACACCTCCGGAGAATCGCCAGGCCGCGCGCGATTCGCTGCTGCCGCCGCGCAGCGTTCCAGACGGCTGCTTTATCTGGATCGGCCACCTTGTCTGGCTGGAACGGGTCCTGGAGATTGCCAATGTGCCTCTCACTGCAGCCGAGGCCGAAGGCTTGCTGGTGCTTCAGCGGGAACGCAATCGCTTCCAAGCTGGACACCCGCCGTGTCCCAGGTGCGGCATGCCCAACGAACCGCACGCACTCAACTGCCGCGAGTGCATGGCGGAGATCAACCGATAGGAAGAGGCACTGAGATGGAAGCTGTTTCGCCAGTCATGCCGGGATCTGAACCAATCGAAATCATCCTTGGCAAAGATCAGCCCGAATATATGCCTCTGCCTGTTGTCTATCTGAACTCGCCCTCAGTGCCGATGCTGTCGCGCTGGCGGCTCAGCGAGGAAGAGCGCGCGGCGGTGGCTGAAGGCGCGGATATTGTTCTTACGCAGCTCACATTCGGAGGTTTGTTCCGGCCTGTAAATTTGCAGATTGTTGCGCCGGATGCGATGCCGGCCTTGTTGGAGTAAGCGATGGCGACGGCCGTACAGATCGAGCTGAGGGTTGACGAGCAGGGCGCCGTCCAGGGCGTCCGCGCGTTCGATACCTCGGTAAAAGGAACCACGGGATCTGTGCGCCAACTCGGCAATGAACTGCAGATCGTGGGCGGAAGGGCCACGACCGCAGGCCGGCAGGCAAAGGCGGCGCTCGACCAGACGGGCGTCGCCGCGCTGTCGAGCGTCGAAAAGACGCGGCTGCTCACGGAAGAGTTTGGCATCCGGCTGCCGCGCGCCATGGTGCGCCTGGCTGCCGAGAGCAAAATCACCCAGGCCGCAATCAGTGCGATCGGTCCTGGCCTGATTGCGCTGGGCTCCATCCAGATCGGCGCCATGGTTTTTACGCAGCTCGTGGGCGGCGCCAAGAAGCTGTGGGATAACTACATCTCCCTCGACAACGCCGCGAAGGCGTATCGGGACACGCTGGAAAAGACCAGGGAAGAGGACTACTGGAAATCTGATTCGATCGAGACCACCACGCTGCGGATCAGGGAAGCCACCGAAGCTGCGCGGAGCTACCGCTCAGCGGCGGAAGGCGCGAACTCGGCCGGATGGGGAATGGTTGGAAACGGCATTCTCAGCGGCAACCTGGGCAATATAGGATCTGGCGTCGGGATGTTGATGGGCGCGCATCAATTTGCCGGAACTTCCGTTTCAAAGCAACAGGGCGTTGATAAACTCACGCCCCAGCAGGCTGCACAGCAGCACGAGCTGAACGTACAAACAATTGAGTACAACCACGCGGGCGATGCAGCGCTGAATACCGATCAAAAGCGCAATGCCGAGCTACAGAAGCGCATCCAATTAGCCGCCGAGGAGCGCAGTTACGAGGTATCTCGAAATAAAGCGCTGGGCAACCCAGTGGCTGCGGACGCTGGCGCGGCGAAAGAAAGGCTTGCAGTTCAAACCGCGCAGCGCGAGGCAGATGCCGAGACCGCCAACGAGCGCAAAGAGCAGGGTGAAAAGGCAAAGTCTCAAGCACTGGAGCTGCGGCACATCCACGAGGAAGCGCTACAAAGCGGCCTGCGTGGATCGGCGCTTTACCACGAGCAGGAATCCGCGGCGATCGAAGATCTGAGGCAGAAGGGAATCACGTCCGCACAGGCGGTCAACGATATTCATCTCAAGTTTCATAACGAGGAGATGAAGCGGCTGGCGGATCAGACCCGCGAGACCGAGAAGATGGAGCGCACGGCTGCGATGGCCGGCATGACGGGCCTTGCGAGGACTCAGGCCACGGGCGCGGGCCGCATTGCGGACATCAACGCCAACCAGGATCTGACTCCGGAAAACCGCGCCAGGCAGATTGCTGCCGCCAACCTGGAAACGCATCAGGAGATGCAGGCCGAAGAACTGGGCTTTACCCAGCACATCAACCAGCTTGCCGACGAAAGCGCGGAACACCAGATCTCCGGCTTCGCGCGGATCCGCGCCCAGGCCCAGAAGCAGATCGATGCATTGCGCTTGGAGTACCAGAAGCTTTATGGCACAAATGTCAATGCACCGGAGTACCAGGCGCACATCGGCGAACTGAACCGCGGGGTGGGTCTGATCAACTCCGGGGCTTCTGAACAGACATCTCAACTGCGCCAGCGCAACTCTGACGAGACCGCACAGATTGAACTGGAAGCGCGCGCTCACGCCATGTCTGCCGAGAAACAGCAGACACTGGCCATCCAGGCCGAATACCAGGCTCGGCTGGAAAAGTACAACGAAGAGCTGAAGCAGCAGGAGATTTCGCAGGACGATTACAACCGCCGCGTGCTGGCGGCCGAGCAACTGCGCGACGCGCAGATGGTAGAAGCGGCCAAGGCCGCGCGCGAAAAGATGGCCGGCGAATTCACCAGCCTGTTCAAGAGCCTCGACCATCCGATGGTGGCGCTGAAGGATCTGGGCGATAAGGCTGCGGGCCAGGCTGCGGCCGCGATGGTGCAGCGCATGCAGGTGCATTTTGGCGGCTCAACCGCTGCCGAAGGCCAGCCCGGCAAAGGTTTGATGGATGGCATCTTCGGCCGCATTGCCGGCGCGCCGAAAGCCGGCGCAGCGCGCAAGTCGGAGACTGGCTCGCATGGCGCCGCGGCTGGCTTGT